ATGGATAGAGAAGAGTATAAGAAGGGTGGCAAGTCTAAGAAAAAAGACCCACGCTTAGAACGTGCAGGTGTCAGTGGATACAACAAGCCTAAGAGAACTCCAAAGCATCCAAAGAAGTCTCATGTTGTTGTTGCTAAAGAAGGTGACAAAATTAAAACAATTAGGTTTGGTGAGCAAGGTGCTAGTACGGCAGGAAAACCAAAGGCAGGAGAGTCAGCTAGAATGAAAGCAAAGCGTAAAAGCTTTAAAGCAAGACACGCTAAGAACATTAAGAAGGGTAAGATGAGTGCAGCTTATTGGGCTAATAGAGCCAAGTGGTAGCTCTAGTATCACCCGCAGTATCATCCTCTAGTGTGTTGTTGAACAGCTATGTTAATACACAAACTAAGCAGGAAGTTACTAATGACAACGGTAATAAGACAGCCACTATAGATACTACTATTTATAAAACTGTCTTTTATCAATATGCTAATGGTACTGTGAGCACTCACAATGTAAGTAGTAGCTCACGTACTATTAACCTTTTAGTTTAATTAAAGTAGGCTAGCTCTTTTTCTAATTCAGAATGAATTTTCTTAAACTTAGGACTTAACTCTTTTAATATTTTATTAAGCACCGCTATATCGCCTCCTTCAAATAATTTATTTATTTGTTTGTAAGGAAGCTCACTATACTCAGTCATTAAAATTCCTTTAGAATCTATAAAAACTTTAAAAGATACTATATTACCTTCACGCATTATACCTCCATATCTTTAAATGTTATTTTATCTACGCTTCCTCTCATACCAGCCTTCATGTATGTAGTAGCTCTGCCTTCAAAGAAGTTCTGATGCTCTACACCTAGTACATCATCCAGCCAATCTAGAGGATTATCTTTGACATTGTAGTTAGGCTTCAGTCCTAGCTGTAGCAACCTACGGTCAGCAATGTACCTGATGTACTTCTGCATCTCTGCTTTAGTAAGACCTTCAATATCTCCTTGTTCAAATACTAAATCTAAAAATCTATCTTCTAAATCAACCATCTCTCTACAAGCTTGATAAATTTCAGCTTTAAAAGCATCATCCCATACATCTATATTCTCTTGTATAAACTCTCTAAACAGCTTAGTCATTGCTTCTACATGCAGTGATTCATCTCTAATGCTGTATGTAATGATTTGACCCATGCCTTTCATCTTACCAAACCTAGGGAAGTTCAGCAGGATAATGAAGCTAGAAAACAATTGTAGACCTTCAGTAAATCCAGAGTACACAGCAAGTGCCTTAGCTATGCTTCTCTTATCGCCCTTAGTAACCTTTACAGCGTCAATGTACTCGTGCTTGTCTGCCATAGCCTCGTAGTCTGCAAACGCCTTATACTCTACCTCAGGCATTCCTACAGTGTCTAAAAGTAAGCTGTAGGCATGTTGATGTATAGACTCCATGTTGTTAAAGGCACCCATCATCATACGGGCTTCAGGTTTCTTAAAGATTTTCATGTATCTATCTACATAGCCAGAACTAACATCTACATCTGATTGTGTAAACAATCTAAAGATCTGTGTAAGAAGATTCTTTTCTTCTTCAGACATAGTTTGCCAATCTCTTATATCATTATGTAATGGTACGTCTTCAGGAAACCAATGCATCTGATTCTGCTGTGAGTAATAGTCAAACATCCAAGGATGATCAAATGGTTTATAATAGTCTCTTGTTCCTAGTAGGCTCACGCTACATCTCCTTCTTTAATAAATATACCTTCACTGTTCATGTGACCTTTGCGGTCTTTAATATCATCGTAAGCTACCTCTAGGCAGCGTTCTAAGGACGTATCAAACATAACAGCTAGTGTGTTAAGTACTACCAAACAATCGCCTATATCGTCCTCTACATTACGCTGCTTGGCTATATTATCCCCTAGCTCACCTACCTCAGACACTAGCTTTGCAAACTGTGCCAATGGTGTGCTGTTGTTTATGATACCTCTGGACATGCTCCAAAGGTTTACTTTTGCTACTAAATCTTCATTCATATTCTAATCCTTCTACTTGAGGAGTTATTAAAGCTACTTTAAAAAGCTCTAACATGTATAACAAATCTTTATTATCTAAAGATGTGGATGCTCTGGCAACTAAATTATTATCTTTATCCCAACCTAAGACTAAAAGATCTTCATACTCATCTTTACAATTATCTAATATTTCATTTGCTGTAGATTGTACAGGTATAAGATTTATTATATTACTCATTAAAATGTGTCTCCAATACTATCATCTTGTCTTCATTTTCAGCTATCTGTTGTACTAGTTTGTCCATAGTTTCTAAGAACGTATGCTCTCCTACGGCTGATGGGTGCTCTAAGTAGCTTGTAAGCTCTGAAGCTGCCCAAGTTATCTGTGCTTTGTAGTAATCTTTCAAAGCTCTTATTTTATGATCTTCCATCTTTGTACCTTTCATTATAACCTTCTTTTAATAAATCTTCATACTTACTAATATATTGTGCATACGTCAAAGGCACTTGTCTTCGTACCTCATCATTCATATAGTTAGCCCACATCTGAGCGCAAAAGCCTGAGTACGTAGCTATGTCCTTGTCTTGCTCTCTATAGTACTCTAAATATGTAGGCCAATTAACTGCTTTCTTTAGCTCATGTATATAAAACATAGCTCTGTATATTGGGTGGTCATCCTTCACAGCTTAAACACTCCCCTTCTTCAAGATTGATTCTTGGTATTTTAATGTTAACATTCTCTGTATTTCTAGCTGCTGTAGAGCGGAGGTAATACATAGATTTGAGTTTGTTAGCTCCTGCCCAATGCACACTATTAACATATTCCAAATACTCATCATGTACCTCCTGTTCTGCTGTGGCTGCTGGTGGGTTAAAGAACAAGTTAACTGACTGTGCTTGACATACATACTTCTGACGCTGATAAGCGTGCTCTATAATCCATATCTGATTTAGTTCAGGTGCAGTTTTAAACACATCTTTCTCATCTTCAGTAAGTCCCTCAAGCTCTGACACAGAACCTTCAGCAGCCGCAATAGCTTTCCAAGTCTTTTCATTGTTCATCTTTTTAGATTCTAATAACTCTGTAAGATATTTATTTTTTACTTTAAAAGAACCTGTTAACGTCTTGTGCGTAAATACGTTAGCCCTCGTAGGCTCAATAGAAGGAGACGTTCCACCACATATAATACTACTACTAGCGTTAGGGGCAACAGCAAGCAAGTGAGAATTCCTCCTAGAACTACCAGCCATATCAGGTGCTGTCCCACGACTTGCGCCCAAGCTAATACTAGTTTCTTCAGCCCGTTCTTTGATGTGTTTAAATGCTCTATTGTTGAAGCTTGAGGCGTACATTCCCTCAAAAGGGATTCCATTACGTTGTAAGTAACTATGAAAGCCCATCGCTCCAAGGCCAATCGCACGTTCTCTATATGCACTATAAGCGGCTCTTTTAAAACCTTCTTTACCTTCTTGTACAGTAAATTCATCATAGGTAGCCCCATATGGTTTTCTATTATCAGCGTATCTAGTTATACGACCACAAGCATGTTCAATAAAATGTTCTATAATATTATCAAGCATTGTTATTAAGTCTTGAATAAATTGCTCATTATCTTTCCACTCATCAAAGTATTCTAAGTTAACGCTAGACAAACAACATACAGCGGTACGTTCTTCATTTGTAGGTAATGTTATCTCTGAACATAGATTACTTTGTTGTACTTTTAAACCTATTTCTTTTTGTAATTCAGGAAGTGCTTCATTACACCTATCCATGTTTACAATATATGGTTCACCTGTTTCTGCTCTAGTGTGTAGTAACTGCCACCATAGATCCCTAGCTGATACAGTTTGAATAGCTTGTTGTGTTTTAGGATCTATTAATCTCCACTCTTCATCATTCTTTACACGACTAAGAAAGGCATCGCTAATGTTAACACCATTGTGTAAATTAAGACATTTACGATTAAGATCTCCACCAGTGGTCTTTCGCATAGCAATAAATTCTTCAATCTCTGGATGGCTAATATCCATATATGCTGCATAACTACCTCTTCTTGTAATGCCTTGATTAAAAGCCAGCATCTGACTATCAACTACATGCATGAAAGGGATAGATCCAGTAGAACGACTACCGTTACGAGTAGAGACACCGTTACTACGAACTTGTCCCCAATAGCCTCCGATACCTCCTCCTGAACTTGATAGCCAGATATTCTCATCATAGTGAGAAGAAAGACCATCTCTTGAATCAGGAACGTAGTTGAGGAAGCAACTGATAGGTAAGCCCCTAGTCGTTCCCCCGTTAGAAAGTATAGGAGTGCTGAACATAAACCAATTATGGCTGCTGTAGTCGTAAAGCCTTTGAGCCATAGACCAATCAGTATACCCTTTATATGTTGCCCCATAAATACTAGCCCTTGCGTAAGCTTCCTGTGCATGTGTTTCACCTGTGTCAAAGTATCTGTCTTTTAAAGTTTCTAAAGAAAAATCATTTAGTTTTTCTTCACGGTCATAATCAATCTGAATCCCTAGATAGTCTTGCTTCCCAATCTTTAATGTCGTTAATGTCATCCTGTTCCCTTAATTGTGATTGCCTATACCCTTTGGTACGTGCTTTGTTTTGTTTCTTATTCTTTACTTTGTTTCTTTTATGAAACATTTCAGACCTTTCAGTCTTCCTATCCCAAGACATCCTGATTCTCCATCAGATACTTCATAAGTCTATCTTCGTACCAACGTGCTTTACGAAGATCTTCTATAGGTTTATTTTTATATCTGAACCTCCACCTATACTTGTGTGAGTTGCCGCGCAGATAGCCTATGAACTCATCAGGTGTGAGCATTGCTTGTATAGAGTCTATACATTCTATGTCACCTGATAGGTTGTAGTGAGCAGGGCTATCGACAGCATCATCAACAGTTTTAAACTTATAACTCTTAGTCATTGCTGCTTCTGCTACTATAGGCTCATCCTTGGTAGGGAAAAGTGGGTGCTGGTCTGGCCCATTAAGATCATACTTAGCAGGTGTCTTGTAACCTTTGTAACTAGACCATCCTTCTGTTACTTTTAAGTTGTTCCACTCATCTGGTGTTGCGTCATCAATACTCATTACTTCCACTCCTCTGGAAATGTTTTTTCTGAAAACCATTTAAATTTATTTTTATCTGCCCATTCAGAATGTGTAAACTTAGTACCATTCTTTCTGCGTTTAGCTGCTGGCATAGGGGCATAAGGAGAAGCGAATAAAAAAACTAACTCATAGTTTTCTGGAAGAGATTCTTTAATCCAAATATACTTATTGTATTCTTGGTAATCCCAGAATCTTCCTTTAGCTTCTAAAAGAATTGTCTTATCATCTATAACTTTAATAAAGTCAGGGTGATAAGTGTGCTTTATTATATAAGATAACTTTTCAGAATGCAAGTCCCAATTTGGAATTAAATTCTGATGTAAAGAATACTCCCATTTTGAGTCATACCCTTTAGGCTTATCTTTATCAACAGGTCTACGTACTCTAGGCTTACGCATTTAAAACCTCTTGTAAGCTAAGGCTCATCATATCTCTTGATTGTTTACTTACTTTCAAAACTTTCTTTGCTTTTTTTCTAAACCATTTTAAAGTAAAAGAGTTTATACGCATTTGCCCTCCTGAAAAAAAATAAGGCTCTGTTGGTAAAGCTTTGAAAATATCTTCAGCACTTAACTCTTCTAACTTATCTTCAGGTAGCACAGAAAGAACCCATTGAAATGCTAACGCATGAGTGAGAACATTCATCTTTTGTTTTTTGCTAATAGGTTTTCTTAACATTTATAATACCTCTTCTACTTTAGGTTCATTAACTACTTTAACTAAATAAGTTAAACCTTTGGAATATTTAAAAGTTCTAAGATCTGGATAGCATTTATGTTTATGAGAACAAAACCCACACTGTTTAGGTAGTTTCATATTACCAGACTTGCCTTCAGCAACAGGAGGATAGCATATCTCTTCTGGTGGTGTGTCTGAATCCATTACTTTTTTAGCTTTGCTTATTGTATATCTTATATTAGGCTTGTCTAATTCGTCTGGCCTATATAGTGCAATCTCCCCTGTTTCTTTATTGATTGCTAAGAACCCACCAGCATTGGTCTTTTCTGCTTCTTCATAACCACTTAGCTGTGCTAAATATCCAAAAGGATCATCATCTCTAAGAGTACCTTCTTTAAACTTTTTAAAAGCAAAGTTAGATGCTGTCTTTACATCTACTATTTCTCCATTAATTTTACAATCAATATGGCCTTTAATATTATCTACTACAACTTCTTTTTGTGTATCAGTAACTGTGTGACCTGCTATTTTTACAAAGAATATAAGAAGCTCTTCAAGTAAATGACCATACAAAAATCTAATCGGTAGGAAAGGTGACTCATTAAATTTCTTATCTGATTCTTCTTTCATGTCAAAGTACAATTGTCTTACAGGCTTGCCTATATTAGACATCCTTAAATACTTTGTAGCATTCTCGCGTGGTGTAGCCCATGATCTAATACAATCTTTAAATGCTTCGCCAAGTTCATCAAGCATTTTAGGATCTATTTCTAAGCCTTTATTGTTATTAAGAGGAGAAAGTGTTGAATAAATATCTTCAACTAACGTATCTAAATGTTTCATAATCTATGTTTTATAAACCTTAATTTTCTAGTTTTTGAATTGTAATGTAAGTATTGCACACCAAGATCTTTTTGCTCTTGCGTTCTACCAGATAGTCTAGAATCTTTATAAGACTTAACATCAATCTTTTTAATGTTTCCTTTTTTATCCATAGCTATTAAATCTATAGGGCCTGTACAACCACAGTTTTTAAAGACTTGATAATCATTATCCCATAACCATGTTATAGCATAATGCTCTGCTAAATCGCCAGTTCTATTTGGATCAGTGTGTTTCACTCCAGTTATCTCCTACCTTATACTCTCCATCTAGAGGGCATCTTAGATTAAAATAAATACCAGCATCTACTATCGCTTGCACACCTCTCTGACCTACCTCTTCTACATGCTCTTCTTTAACTTCTATTTGCCACTCGTCATGTACATTAGCTACAAAGTGAGCATCTAATCCTTTCAAAGATTCATTAAGAATTACTAAAGCTTTTTTCATTACAATGGCTCCAGCACTTTGTAGTAAAGTATTTAATGCTGCGTGTTCTGAACGCACTGTAACCTTGCGATCATCTAAACCTTTTAAGAATCCTCTTTGAGCCGCTCGTTCAACCCTATCTTTAAGAGTTGCAAGTGCTGGTAAATTATGGAGGAAACGCCCTCTAAGTTCCTTACCATCTCTTCTGTTTCCTTTAACCACTGTTCCAAGCTTTGCATCTCCTGCGCCGTATAGGAATGCATATATGAATGTTTTCGCCTGATCTCTTGATTCAATTCCTGCAAGGTTTTGATTAGCGGTGTGTATGTCTCCGTTGAGAATTTCATTAGTATACTCCTTATCATTCATATAGTGTGCTAACATTCTTAATTCTAAACCACTTGCGTCAATACCTACTAACTTATAACCTTTAGGTACTGTCCAACACTCTCTACACTCTTTGCCGTAGGGACTGTACACTGCGGGTATTTGGGCCATATTAGGTTTATGGTGTGTCATCCTACCAGTAACAGCACCGTTGTGTATAGTATACCCATGTACTCTATTGTCTTTTAAAAACTTTAACCAAGATTCTACTAAACCTATTCGTTTATTTAATAAAAGAAACTTATTAATTAAAGCAGCTTCAGGAATATCTTTTATTGTTTTTAAAGTTCCTTCATCAACTACAGGCAAACCTGTTTTTGTAAACTTTTTAGGTTGCCATCCAAAGTCTTGGAGGTACTGCCCTATCTGCTGTCTGGAGTTTAAATTAAAATCTTCTATCTTATGTCTATCAAATGCTAACACTTGGCTTACGTTCTTAGTTGACAAACATTTAAACTCTTCTTCTGTTAAACCCTGTTTAGATAGCGACCCATCTTTTTTAAACTTAGGTACTACTGTTTTAACTTTAACTTTTTTTGGTAAAAATACTTTATGTACTTCGTCTACAATCTCAGCATTTTGCTCTCTAAAGTCAGCTAATAATCTATCAGCTTTTTCTACGTTTAACATAAAACCATACTGCTCTTGCTGCTTGAGTATGTCAGATACTTCGTGTTCTATTTTTACACACTCTTCACCAAACCCAGACATCTCTACCATCAACGCTTGAAAAACTAAAGTATTTAATTCAACATCATTAATGCAATACTCCAACATCTCTGGTGTATACCCAGCAGTAAAGTCTTCTTCTTTCATGTCTCCTTTATTGTAATTTAATTTAAATCCCCAAGGCTTTAAGCCATGTCCTGCTCTTTCTGGATTAGCTAAACGAGACAAGACTAAAGTATCAATTACTTTTTTATTTTTGAAAGACATACCTGTTAACTTTTTAAGTACAGGTATATCAAAGCCTACAATATTATGACCGATAAGTATGTTAGCTTTTTCCAACAGCTCTAGCCCTTCATCTATTTTTTCTGGAGGGTAGGCGTAAACTTGATTAGTATCTATATCCTTAGCCACGATGCACCAAATAATGGTTGCATCAAGGCCGTCTGTTTCTATATCAAATACAAGGTTCATTTTATTTCCTTTTAAAATGGTATAAAGTTAGTATCATTATCTGAATCTAATAAGTTAAGAGCCTCCTCTTCTGATGGAAAGATTTCATTTAATCTACCTGTTGCATGATCATATAGCAAGTGTGCAGCTATACCTACGTCACCTGTATAACGTGACTTAAGTACACGTATCTTTGTAGTATTAGCTACTATTCTATCTTCATCTTGTTGATTTCTTTCTAATGCAATAATACAATCTGAAATCTGTGCAATACTACCTGACCCACGAAGATGACTAGCTGCTACTTCTGCACCATTCTCATGACCTAAGTTACCGTCTGCTTTACGAAGATGTGATACTAATATAAAGCCTACGCCTGTCTCTTCAATAAGACTTCTTAGCTGTGTCATTACATTATCTATTAGCCTACGCTCATCACCTTCGGATATAGATGAGACAAGCATGTGAAGGTGATCAAGTATAATCCACTTACATTCACATCCTACAATTAAGTATCTTAACTTAGTAAAAATATCTTCTATATTATTAATACCAAAGTGTGCATGTACAAACAAGCGATCATTCTCAGTTACTCTAGCATACATCTGATCCAGTTCTTCTTCTGTATAATTGTCTCGCACCTCTTGTAAGTGCATCTTTTCATTATATTCTACTGAGATAATACCATCTACTGTACGCCTCCAATCTTCTTCTAGTGCAATGATACCTACATTATCTTCTGTATTGTTTAATATCCAATGTTCTAATTCACGCATCAAGCTAGATTTACCTACACCTGTACCTGCTGCAACTGTGATAAGCTCACCTCTTCTCATACCTAAAAGCTTATCGTTCAAACCTTTCCACGGATATTGTAAACTAATACTTTGTGATCTATCTTTCCACTCTGTTATCTTTTCAGATACTCTAATGATTCCTGCGGGTGTAACAGTCTTTGCTTGCCAAAAGCAATCTACAAACTCTTTGTGCTTATGCTTTCTTAGCATATCGTTTGGATCTTTGTAGTCTACAGGAAGAGACATTATCTTAGCTTTGTTAGGTGGAAATAATGCTGCAACCTTTCTAGCTGCTTCTCTTCCGGGTTTATCAGAATCAAAACAAATGATAATATTTTCAAAAGAGTTTAAGAATTCTAAGTTTCTTTTGATGTCTGATGGTGCTGCTTGTGCTCCATTCTTTACTGACACTACAGGCCAGCGACTACCAGTAAGTTCGTACGCTGCCATAGCATCACATTCACCTTCAGTAATTGTAATATACTTAGCACCTTGATTGCATATTTGCTGTCCAAACAACTGACCTTTTTGCATTTGTCCTTGGCTACTAAAACCTTTGTTAGCTACCTTGCGTATCTTATAAGCTACAATTTCATTACCTTCATAGTAAGGATAATAGTGTTTATCTATCTCACCTGCGCTATCGTAAGTAACTCTTACATTATATTTTTTTGCTGTCTCTTCAGTAATACTTCTATCTCTTAACGCTCCAAATACACCAGTGTAAGTATCTTGCGATATAGGTATCTCTTTCATCGTAACATTTTCTCTTGTATATACTTCATTTAAACTAACAG